CATGTCGCGCCCAAGCTTCTGCAAGGTGTCAGAGGCCCGCGCGCCCCCGAACACCAGTCCGTCCAATGCTTTGCGCAGCGACCCGCTGATCGAGGACGACAGCTGCGTCGCCTCAACCTCCGTGGCCTTCATCTCACTGCGCATCGCCTGCAGTTCCTGCGAGAACGCCTCCGAAAGCCCCTCCGCATCACGGTTCAACCCGCCGAGCGCCCGGCTCAACGACGAGCCGTCATCAAGAAAATCGTCGAAATCAGCCATTTTTCTTCCTTTCGACCGGCTCGTCAGGATATTTCGCCCGCAATGCGTCAAGGCCTGAGCGCGACATCGCACCCCGCCCCTTGCCAAAACCCAGCACCGTGCAGGCCGCCTCGAACTCGCGAGGCGTCATCGACCAGAACGCCTCGGGCGACAGCCTGAGCGCCCCCAGCCCGACCCGCATCAGGCCGGGCCAATCGATGCGCCCCGCGCTCATTCCTCGTCTCCCAGCGGCGCGAAGCTGCGTGCCAGCAGTTGCGCAGCAGCCCGGGCGGCGCCCGCGGCGCCGCCCCTGACGTTCATCTCCGCCAACGCCTGGTCAGACATCGCGTGACCGGCGCCGCGAAGCCCCGCGCCGATCAACGCGATCAGATCCGACGCCCGGACCCCGCCGCCCTCGAAGCGCTGGGCCAACGCCGTCAGCCCATCCTCGCCCAGCGTCGCCTCGAGCTCCGCCAACGCGCCGAGCGTGAGCCGCATGACCCACACTTCACCGTTGAGCGTGATCTCAGCCTCTCCACGCATCACGTTGGCCATGGCTCAGACCGCCGCGAAGGTCAGCTCGCCCGCCGACGCCAGCGAGACCTCGTAAACGGCCTCGCCGTCATGCTGACCGGAATATTCCAGCGCGGTGATCTGGAACGCGCCCTCCACGGTCCCGAAATCGGGAATGATCGCCTGGAAGGTAGGGATGGTTCCAGCAAAGAACGCCGCCCGGATTGTTTCGTCCGAGGACTGATCGAGGAACACCCCGGACCCGCTGACCGCGGCGGCGCGCACGCCCGCACCCGCCAGCAGCTCGCGCCAATGGCTCGATGACGCCGCATTGGTCACGTCCACAGTCTCGGCATTGAACGCCACGCGCGACGCACGCAGCCCGGCCACCGTCTGGAACACACCGCCACCAGTATCGATCTTCAGCAGAAGATCCTTACCCTTTTGAGCCGCCATATCTCTATTCTCCTGAACAGGTTACGTCTCGACACGAAACTCGAATCTGAGGTCAATCCGGCGCCCGCCCTCGGCGATCCGCCGCGCCCGTGCGCCGCGCAGCGACGACGTCACCACGCGCCCCTCGGGCAAGGTTAAAGCGGCAGCGCTCAGCACCCGCTCCACATGGCCGGCGATTTCCTTTGCAGTCGAAAAGCCGCCGGTGGCGGAGTGCACCGACACCTCCGCGTCATGGATCGCGCCGACCAACCCTTGCGCGTTCCACCGCCGCACCCGCTCGTCGCCGAGCGTCACGTAGGGCCCGGCATCCGCGCCCGGGTCATCCAGATGGACCGGTTCATCATTGATCCGGCCGTCCACCAACTCGGACAAAGCCGCATCGCCCGACAGGGCGGCATAGATCGCCTCCTGCAAAGCCAAGGATCGCAACACGCTCATCGCAACGCCTCCTCATCGGCCCAACACAGCAGATAGCGGCCGCGCGCATCGGCGTCGGTCACGGCGCGGATCGCGAACACCCGCGCACCGTCTCGAAACCGCTGATCTGCGCGCGGCCGCGCCGGCGATCCGACCGGCGCCGCGCGCACCAGAATGCGGTGCGAGACGCGGGAGCGCCCGCGAGCGCCCTCCTCGATCTCGCGTCCCGCCCGTGCGCGCACCGCCGCCCAGATGGTCCCGAGGCTGTTCCACGACCGGTTCCATCCCCCTGCCCCATCGCCGTCGCGGACCTGCTCTTCCAGCTCCAGCGCCCGGTCCAGAACCGGGGCCGAGATCTCCTCACGCGCCCAGTTCACATCCGCACCTTGCGCCAGCGCGATACCAGCGCGCCGACGCCGTAAGGGATTTCGACCGCGCGCGACGCGCCGACATGGCGCTGCTCGTGGTAATGGGCTGCAAGCAGCAGCACCGCCTGGCGCAAATCGTCCGGCACTCCGGAGGGATCTGCGCCATGTCCGGCCACAACCTCGATCTCCGCCACGCCGCCTGTAGGGATCGGCGGCAACCATCCCCCGCGCACCGGCGCCACGGCCGGGTCGAACTGGCTCTGCACCAGCCGCCAACCCGACGGATCGACTGCGGTCCAGGACCCATCGGGCGCCACCAGCGTCAACGCGTTGATCTGCGCCACCGGCGCGATCGGCAGCACTTCGCGGCACGGGTCGCGCCACCGCTCGACGGTCCATTTGAACCGCCGTTGGATCAGCGCACGTCCTGTCATGCTCTCGACCGCGGCGCCCGCGGCGCGCAAATAGCCCTCAAGCACCGCGGTCTCGGACGCCTGCAGCGCCGCCAGCCCGGTCGAGAGCCGCAGATGGTCGGTGAAATCGGTCACCGTCACCGCGGCGGTTGGGGCCGCCTCAAGCTCCGTCAACATCGCGAAAGCTCCTTGCTCAACGCTCAACCACGCGCATCAGGAAGGCGCGGGCCAAAGCCCGGCCCTCGCTGGTCCGCACGCGATGAGAGACGTGATACACATGGCCGGAGCGCCCGCCGGCCAGCACGGCGATCGAAAGGGTTGGCGCGATCGTCTCGTCCGAGATCCGCAATGCGTCCTCGTCGGGCTCCTGCGGAACGATCGTCCAGCCCAAAGAACAGGCCAGCGCCTCGCCAGGCTTCAGCCCGTACCAATTGAGGGCGCAGGACCGCACCTCTTCCGGCGATTTGATGAGATATTCGGCCATGACGCGCGCCTCCCCTGGACGGCTCGAAGCCGCCTCCTCAGGACCAGATCTGCGAAACAAGAGCGCCCGGCCACGAACTGCGCCCCCTCGTGGGGGAGGGACGCGCATGCCGCCCGGCCGGGCGCAGGCCGCGGCGCTCTTCAGGCGCCGCGGGATCACGCGATCAGGAGATCGCGAACTTCAGCAGCTTGATCGCCGAGAAGTCAGTGACATCCCCACCCACGCGCTTTGTCGCGTAGAAGAGGACATGGGGCTTGGCCGAGAACGGATCGCGCAGAACCCGCAGGTCAGGACGCTCCGCCACGGTGTAGCCGGCTGAAAAATCACCGAACGCGATGCCGAAGGAGTCGGCGGCGATGTCGGGCATCTTCTCGGCGATCAGCACGGGATAGCCCATCAGACGGGGCGGCTCGCCCTGCGCGATATTGTCGGTCCACAAAAACCGGCCGTCCGCATCCTTCATCTTCCGCACCGCACCGGCAGTTTTGGAATTCATGACGAAGGTGGCCTTGGAACGATGCTGGGCGCCGAGGCTGTAGACCAGGTCGACGATCGCGTCGGCCGGATCGACGCCGCTGAAATCGCCCGCCGATCCGGTGGCCACATAACCGAGCTGACCCCAGACATCGCTGCCCGCCGACACGGCCGGATAGGTCAGAAAGCCCTTGGGCTTGTCCGCGCCGTCGCCGTTGATGAAGGCGTCGGCCTCCGCGGCGGCGAAGCGATCGGCGATGCGCTGGGCCAGCCAACCCTCGACATCAAAGGCGCTGTCATCAAGCAGCCGCTGCGAGGCCTTGGGCATCGCCGAAAGCTCATGCAGCGAAATCGACACCCGCTCGATCGCCGGGGTTGCGGTCTCGGCTTGGGACCCGGCCTCGGTCGACCAGGCGGACCCAAGCTCGCCATGATCCACCAGCACGTCGAAGCTGTTGGCCTCGATCTGCACCACCGACGCGACCGAACGGATCGAGCCCGCCGATTCCAGCACCGACCGAATGCGCTCCGAGGTCTGCGGATCGACCAGGAAGCCGCCATCGGCGTTCACGGCGGTGTTCATGCCCTTGGCCTCGATCTCAAGGCCGCGAAGCGCATCGTCATCGCCCGACCGCAGATAGGCCGAGATCGCCTTCTGGTGGAGGGGCTCCATCTCCGCGGCACGGCTCAGCGCGGGTCGGTTCATGCGGGCGCTTTTACGGTCGATCGCTTCCACGCGGTCCTCCTGGCTTTTGATACGCGACAGGACTTCGTCCTGGAACGACTTGAATTCGTTGAGAAACCCGTTCACGGCCGATTTGGCCTCAAGCCCATTGCTCATGCTCATGTGTCCTTCCGGCTGGATTTGCTTATGGTCTGGGTTGAAGATTGCGCGCCTCAGCCGCGCAGACGACCGCGCGCTGCCTGCATCGCATCGGCCAGAACGCGGCCGAGATCGTCCTGCTCAACCGTCTCGTCGACGGGGGAACAGGCCTCGGCCCGCGCTTCGGGAAGCATCGGAAACGTGACCAATGACACTTCCCAAAGATCAATTTCGGTCAGAATGCGGCCGCCGTCGTCGCCGCGCACGGAACGCACCGCGCGATAACCGATCGACAGCCCGTCCATGGCCCCGGCGCGCAGCAGCGCCAGCGCCTCACGCCCGCGGCGGGTTTCGGTCAGAAGACGGCCCCGGACCTTCAAGCCCCGGTCGTCCTCATTGACCATGTCCCAAACGCCCATCGGTTCGCCCGGATCGTGCTGCCACAGCAGCTTCACCGAGCGCCCCGCACCCTTCAGCGCAGCCAGGCTGCGCGCGAAGGCGCCGCGTTCGACCATGTCGCCCGACTGGTCCGATTTGCCGAACAAGGACGCGTAGCCCTCGATCCGACCGTCATCGGCCACCGTGGCGACCTGATCGAAGGCCAAGTCTTTCGTCTCCAACCCATAGGACAAGGGCCCGGCCCCGCTCGCGCGGCCGGTTTCAGAGAATACGGTCATGATGTCTCCCTCAGTGCGGCAGAGGCGCGAGGCCTCCGAACAGCTTGGCCGCGATCTGCGCCGAAAGCGCCCCGGCGACCCCGAAAACGACAAGCCAAAGCCGCCGCTCCATCCGCTCGACGCCGTTTTCCATCTGCGCCAACGCCTTCTCCAACGCGGCCCAACGCTCGTCGAGCACGCGCTCCAGCGTCTCAACCCGCGCTTGCGCCGGGTCGAACGGGTCATAGAGGAAGCGCGACCCCGAAGTGCGCCCCCGCAGGGACCCGCGCATCACGCAGGCCCCGTCGACAGGCCCAGCATCCGCCGCTTTTCCTCGTCCGTCAGAAAGTCGGCTCCCGCCACCCGGCGCCACTGCGCCTCACGCTCGCTCGCCAACGCCGGAATGGCGTCGAGATCGGGCGCAAGATCGACCGTCTCGCCGGTGAACTCCGACAACCAGACCGCCAAGGACGCCGACACCCGTTTCACGAGCGGCAGCACCGTCTGGCGATAGAAGGCCCGGTTCGCCTCCTGGTAGTTGGCATAGGTCGCATCACCGGGCAGACCCAACAGCATCGGAGGGATGCCGAACGCGATTGCGATATCCCTCGCCGCCGCGGTCTTGGTCTGCAGGAACTCCATGTCCGAGGGGCTGAACCCCATCGGTTTCCAATCGAGCCCACCTTCCAGCAGCATCGGACGCCCGGCATTGCGTGCGCCCTGATGGTTGCTTTCGACCTCGTCGATCAGGCGGCGATACTGTTCTTCGCTCAGCGTCGCGCCGTCCGGCCCGCGATAGATGATCGCCCCCGAAGGCCGCGCCGCGTTATCCAGCAGCCCCTTCGACCACCGGGACGCCGAGTTGTGGATGTCGAGCGCCGAGGCCGCGGCCTGCATCGGGCTCATGCCGTAATGATCGTCCAGCGGATGGAACGATTTCAGATGCAGCAGCGGCCGCAGCTCTCCGGTCATGTCGAACCGCACGGTCCGCCCGCCGACCTTGTATTCATAGGCCGCCGGCCATCCGTCCGCGCCCGGCACCACCCGCATCCGGTCCGGGCGCAGCGCGTGCAGCTCCGACGGAGCGCCGTCCACCATCTGACCGGCGGCTTCGATATACGCATCCCCGGCCAGCAGCATATGGCCGTAGACGCTTTCCAGAAACGCCGCCCCCTGCTGCCCCTGGTTGGGGGCGCGCAGCAGGCGCTTGATCGGATGGCGCGACAGCTCGCGTTCTCCGTCGGACAGGATCAGCGGCGTCGCGGCAGCGGCCTCAGCCACCATCCGCACGCAGCGAAACCCGATCACATTGCCCGCAAAGCCGTTCTTGGTCAGCGAAACGCCGTCCCGCGGGGTCCAGGCGGTGCGCCCGATCCCCGCATTCATCGCCACGATGGGCCCCGTCGCTGAGGCCTTGCGCTCAGTCACAGAAGGCTTCGCCTTCAAAAGCCAGTCGAACACGATCGTGCCTCCCGCTGTTGTTTTCACACAAGACGAAGCCGCAAAGAAAAAGGGCGGTCAGAGGCCCCGCACACGCGGGGCGCCGCCGCCCTTCAACATCAGCTCCCAGATCGCCCAGACCAACGCGTCGACCCGATCGGGGCTGCCCCCTCTGCGGTCGCCGGTAAAGGCGCACATCTGATCTTCAAGCTCGGCCAGCGCGCCGACATGGCGCACAAGACCCCGCTCATAAAGTGCCGAAACGGGCTCGGCCCTGGCGACCTTGCCCCGGCTTGCACGCACCGATCCGTAACTCACGCTCGGATCAACCTGACGCAAAACGCTCTCAACCATGTCGCCGCCCTGGTTCACTTCGGCAACCAGCTTGTCGGCGTCAAATTCGCGATACGCCGCGATCGCCGCCGCCGCCCAGGCCTCGGGCCTCACGCCTTGAACGCTGCGATCGGCCAACACATACGCAACACGCTGGGCGCCTTCGCTACGCACGCCCGCAACCACGATCCCGCATTCGTCCGAGCCCTCGTGCCCGGTCACCGGCGGGTCCACCGCAACAACAATGCGTTCCAACTCCGGAACATCACGCCGACGCTTTGCTTCGATGCCGTCCCGGGTCCACAACGCGCCCGGCTCCTCGGATAAAAACTCTCCGAGCAATTCCTGCCGGCCAAGCGACGTCCCACCGAACTCCCGCTCCATCTCAGCGATGAAGTCGGGGGCCAGGTTCGCCCGGTTGGCTTCGGTGGGCGCCCGGCTGATCACCGTGCCGGGCGCCTTCATCAACTCTGCCAGCAGCGGCATCCGCCGCGGCGTGGTCGTCACCATTTGGCGGGGCCGCGCCCCGAGCCTCAGCCCGAATTGCAACATCTGCCACACCGGCTTGGCCTTGCGCCATTTGGCCAGCTCATCCGCCCAGGCCGCATCGAACTGCGGCCCGCGCAAACCTTCGGGATCATGGGCTGAGAACAACCGCGCCTCAGCCCCGTTCGGCCACACCAGACGTTTGCGGGTGGCCTCCCATTTGGGCCGCCGGTCGGGAGGGGAAATCGCCCGGATCCCGCTCGGCCCCTCGATCATCACCTCGCGGCCCTGATCGAGCGTTTCGGCCACCAGCGCGATCCGCCCGTGGCTGCCAGCCGACAGCGGCGTGGCGCCCTCGACGATGGACCGGATCCATTCAGACCCGGCCCGCGTCTTCCCGGCGCCGCGCCCGCCCATCAGCAGCCAGGTCCGCCAGCCGCCGGGGGGCGGCAGCTGGTGTCCCCGGATCGCCCAGAAATCGAACAGCCAGGGCAGGCTCGCCAGCGTGTTGGCGCTCAGACCCTCAAGAAGCGCCTCCTGCTCCCATCGCGGCCTTGAGGCCAGCCAGCTTGCCCAGGATCTCGTCCCGGGCTCGGCGGAGGTCGAATTCTCCGCGCCCGCGTCCGATGCGCTCTGCGATCTGTTTTTCAATGCGGGCCTCGAATTCGATCAGGGTCGACAGCGCCTTCTGGTGCACGCCGATCAGGGTTGCGAATTCCTTCATCTCGCCGACATTCGCGGCGATCTCTCCGACACGTGAAAACTCGCTCAGCAACCTCTCGGTCACACGCGAATAGACCGCCCGCGCATTGCGCAGGGCGGCCATCGGGCGCGAGGCCCGGGCCGTTTTCTTGTCCATGTGCATGTCCGCCATTGCCCGGCAGGCCGGCAGCCTCAGCGCCCGAGAGCGCCAAGGTCATCCCGGAACGCAAACGGCCCCGCAGGCTTGCGCCTCGGGGCCGTATGCATCA